CATGAAAACTGAAATACTTGAAAAAAGATGCGCTGAAGCCTTGCTTGGGTACTCTCAAACAATGGCAGATGCTTATACAACCGAACCAGAGGACTTTGATGCGGCTGTAACAGCTTTGCTTGCTAGGACGCTAGAGATCCATCTAAACCGCCCAATTAACCTGGAGAACCTTTACAAATGACCCAAGAAGCCGTTATCAGATGTCTACAAAATGGACCACTTACATCTTATCAATTAGAAGACTTAACTGGCATACCAAGACTATCTATTGCAGCTTGTTGCACTAAGATGCGCTACAAGAAGAAAATAACAATTGAAAAAGTTAAGATGGGCCGTTCATGGGTTTCTAAGTACACCCTAGCGGCACACATGATTGAGGCTCAAAAAGTTATCATAGATGAGCCACGTTGCCGACTAAATCCTTTTGACATCAGGAATGCCCAAGGCATCTTCTCTAAGGCTGAGTATGCGGTTATGAACGCCCAAGCTACACGATTGTTTGGCAGACAACCAACAAATGAAATTACAAACAATCAATTTATTTGATACAATGTTTTGAAGCATGGATAGGAATGGATTGATCCCCGTTCCGAAAAGAGAGCCTCCCCTCCTTCCATTGTTTCTTTTTGTTAGAGGGTGGACAGAGCGAGGAAAACTTTATGCTTTTACAGCCAAAAAACTGGGCAGTCTTTCAACATTACAAAGACAGATGCCCACCTTGGATAAAACTTCATCGTGACCTGTTAAACGACAGGGCTTATATGCGCTTGCCTATTGCAAGCAAAGCGATAGCACCCATGCTTTGGTTGCTTGCAAGTGAATCAAAAGATGGTGTTTTTGATGGCTCACTAGATGAGCTAGTCTTTCGTCTACACATCACGCCAAAAGAGTATCAAGATGGTGTTAAGCCATTGATTGATAACGACTTTTTTAATGTTGTTAGCGGAGTGATAGCAGAGTGCAAGCAAGTTGCTATCCCAGAGACAGAGGGAGAGGCAGAGACAAAGACAGAGAAGAAAGCAACTAGCGTTGCAACACCTATCGGTGTTTCTGATTCTGTTTGGCAGGAATTCAAATCTTTGAGAAAAGCAAAGAAAGCCCCGATAACCCAAAGAGCCATTGATGCCATAACCAGTGAAGCAAACAAAGCTGGTTGGACTTTAGAGAAAGCCTTGGAGGAATGTGTTGTTCGTGGTTGGCAAGCATTCAAAGCAGATTGGGTTGCGACCAAAGCAAACCCTGCCGACATTGTGAGGCTCACAGTTCCGAGCAAAAATGAGCCTGATCCTGCTTTAGAAAAGATTAAGGCTGATGCTTTGAAGGCAGCGCCAATGCCTGATAGTTTTAGACAATTTGCACAAAAAGTGAAAGGTGCTGTATGACAGAAGAAGCATGGAAATACATTGGTGAATTTCTTGAAATTCTAAAAGAGAGATTTGATGACCAAGAAGAGAGAATAAAAAATATTGAGAAAACTATTCAATCTTTGCGGGATGCAATCAAGTGAACTATTTTGAAGCCATGAGACTGCTAGACAAAGTAAAGGAAGGCGTACCATATCCCGTACGCCTCATAAATGAAGCGTTAATCCTAACTGGTGACTTAGATGAGTAGGGTATATACCAATGGTATTCAGCAGAAAAAATATATCCAATGCGGGAGATAGAGTGATCCTAGAGCAAGCAGAGGCTAGGGAACTCTATCGAAATTGGGAGTCATCAAAGAATCGTGACCTCATCAGGGCGAGACTTGAGAGGGCAGAACGAATCTATGGCATTGGTGCTAGAGACAGAATCCGAGAATATATGAACAGAATTAAAGATGGGACTCTTGAATGACCTTTATGACAATGTTTATGGTTTACGGGGAGCCAGTTGGCAAGGGACGGCCCAGGTTTGCTAAACGTGGAAACTTTGTATCTACATACACCCCACAGAAGACCAAGACCTACGAAGATGAAATTAGGATGATGGCTAGGGCAGCTATGGGTAGCTCAGAGCCACTAGACACCCCTGTAACAGTAGCAATCTATATCAGAGTTGGAATACCCACATCATTCTCAAAACAGAAGCATAAAGATGCCTTGGAAGGAATACTCAAGCCAACAAAAAAGCCTGACATTGACAACATTGCCAAGTGCTTCCTAGATGGAATGAACGGGATTGTCTACCAAGATGACAAACAAGTAATAAATCTTCATGTGACCAAACTTTACGCAGAAACACCAGCAGTAGAAATAATGGTTAAAGAGGATTTAATATGAGTAACCCATTTGAGATCAAAGAGCCAACTTGCATCAGTTTTTCTGGTGGAAGAACATCGGCATTTATGCTTTACAAGATTCTAGAGGCTCACCAGATGAGCCTACCGCCAGAAGCTATTGTTTGTTTTGCCAATACAGGTAAAGAATGTGAAGAGACTTTAGAGTTTGTCCATGCCTGCGAAACAAACTGGAATGTAAAGATTAATTGGCTAGAGTTTAAAACTCACGAAGTTCCAAAAGAGAGGTTCAGAGTAGTCAATTACGAAACTGCAAGCCGCAATGGTGAGCCTTTTTTAGACTCTATTAAGCAAAATGGGAAGTTTAATCTACCAAACCCAGTTGCCAGGTTCTGCACAATCAACATGAAGATTCGAGTTATTCACCATTATTTGAAGTCTTTAGGTTGGAAGCATAACGAGAACATGGATTGGGTTGGGATTCGAGCTGACGAGCAGAGAAGGGCAGCAAAGATTGACCGAAGCAGAACACCACTTGTGGCGGCAGGAATCACAAAGGAAGATGTTGGGAACTTCTGGAAAAATCATTCATTTGACCTAAAGCTGCCAAACAACAATGGGGTAACGATGCATGGGAACTGTGACTTATGTTTTTTAAAGCCAGCGCATCAGATCCAATCCCTCATTCAAGAAAAACCAGACAGGGCTTTATGGTGGATAAATATTGAAGATATTGCCAGTAAATCAGCAGAAAACTTTGGAGATGGGGCAAGGTTCCGCAAAGACCGCCCAAGTTATGCCCAAATGCATAAGTTTGCCTTGGCACAGACAGATATGTTTGACCAGGATGAAGAAGGAATTGCTTGTTTTTGCGGAGATTAGGGTAAGTCCCTATGGTATTACGCAATCAATTAGGTAAGATTTAATTTTTAACAGGAGTAAATTATGAACACTTGGGAATTTGATACCACTACGGGAGCAGGTAGCGAAGTAGTGACAGTAGTTTACGAGTATGAGTTTGATGGCGAGACAACATACAACGAATCAATCAAAGAGATTTGGTTTGAGGGACGCAATGTTATTGGCTTGATGTCTGATGAGCAGTTTAAAGAGCTAGAAATGGAAGGAGCCATGCGGTTCCAAAGCCACAAGCTGAATTACAAACAAACCGAAGACTATCAGCCATGAATCCAAACATTGTTAATTACTCATCAAAAGTTGGTTTTGATGTGGCTGATTACATTTGGTTTGATGCCACTTTGAATAAAGAAACTGAAAAAGAAGTCTATCAATGGGGAAAAGATTTCTTGCCGAACTGGGATGCTCCAACATCTTTAGATGAGTACTATGCGCCATTTTCAAAAATGGCATTTGTTCATAAAGACTTTAATTATATTTTTACATATGAAAAAGATAATCCATCTTTATGTGTTTGGGACTCTACTAAACGAAAAGAACCAATTGTTGAAATAGTTCAGTCAGAAGGTGATGGATTAGAGGCAATTTGTATCCCTGAAATTCTTACTGGTAAAACAGAACAAGAAAATTATGAAATAGAAGCATATTACGTAAATATGGCTCAATCTTTATTACATCTTGTATGTATTATTAATTTAAGGGCGCACAGATTAGATTTCATCGTTGAAGGTCATCAAGCAAAAAATAACAAAGCTATAAATGCAAAAAGATTGCGGAAGAATAAATCTTTAATTTTTCTGTGGAACACAATCCAACTTAGACCACAACCAAACCGAATGCCACAAAAAGGTGATGGAAGTCATGCCAGCCCCGCAAGACACAAACGTAGAGGTCACTTAAGGCGAAGAACAGATGGTACGTTTAAGTGGATAAACGAGATGTGGGTTGGGAAAATACAAAATGGGGTAATCGTTCATGATTACATGGCAAGTGAAAAAATAATGGATAAAACTTATGAATAACGAATTAATTACACAAAACGCAAAAAAATCAAATGTATCCCCTAAAGAAATGGAAGATGTACTTCATGCTTTAACTATTATGGAAAAAGTAAAAAGAGCAGAAATTGAATTTGCTACAGGAGTACTAAGAGAGTTAGCTATAAAAAGTCATTTCTCAGCTATAGGTAAAGAATATGATATGAACTATATGACTCTTGAACAATATGAACGAATAGAAAGTTATAAAGTTACAAATGAAATTAACAAAATCTTTTTAAATTAATATGACTAAAAAAACAGAACTTTTAATCGGTTGTGGATCTAACCACTCCAAAAGATTGGCAACAGATGGGACTAAGGGTTGGGATAACCTAACCACCTTGGACTACAACTCTGACCATAATCCTACTGTCGTGTGGGACTTAATGAAGCTTCCACTCCCATTCCCAGACCATGAATTTGATGAAATCCATGCTTATGAGGTGCTAGAACACCTTGGACAACAGGGTGACTACAAGCTTTTTTTTGCACAGTTTTCAGAGTTCTGGCGACTACTCAAGCCCAATGGTCACATGCTTGCGACTTGCCCATCAAGAAACTCAGTCTGGGCATGGGGTGATCCAAGCCATACAAGAATCGTGCAGCTTGAGCAGTTGGTGTTCTTGTCCCAAGAGGAGTACAGAAAACAAGTTGGCAAGACTCCAATGTCAGACTTCAGGAATATTTACAGGGCCGACTTTAAAGTTGTCTTCCAAGAGGATGATGGGGAAACAATCCAGTTTGTACTAAAAGCCATCAAGATTTGATTGTGTAGCATATAATTCAAGCCATGAAACAACGTGGCGGTTCAAGAAAAGGTGCTGGTAGAAAGAAGATCAGCGAACAAGGTAGGACTATCCGAGCAAGGGTAGCGCCTATCCATGAGCAAGCATTGACCTTGGCAGGGAATGGAAGCCTGTCAGAAGGTATCCGCAGATTGGCAGAGAAACATTGGAGATTAATTCATGGAGAGCCAGACAAGCCCCGACAAAGCAATTCAGTATTTGATCGACACCGCACCCTTGTACGCCCAAGCGAAGTCAGAGCGCCTGTACTTGGAGGAGTTCCGCAAGTCAAAGAAGGCTCACCTGATGAGCCAGGCAGGGACTGAAGTTCTGGGTAAACAAGAAACCTTTGCCTATGCCCATGAAGAGTACATCGAAGTGCTTGAGGGCATAAGAGCTGCCGTGGAAAAGGAAGAGAAGTATCGTTGGTTGATGACCGCTGCCCAAGCAAGGATCGAGGTCTGGAGAACCAACCAGTACTCAGCTAGGATGGAAGTCAGGGCTACTCAATGAACAACAAGCTGAACGCAAAGGAAAGATTACACCTAGCAAGGGTGAAGATGCTTCCCTGTTCAGTATGTGATAAGTCAGGGCCCTCTGAAGCCCACCATTACAAACAAGGTCTTCAATATACCTGCATAGCATTATGTCAAGACTGCCATACTAATTCCATATTAGGTTGGCATGGACAAAAAAGAATGTGGCATATTAAGAAAATGGATGAGATTGACGCACTTAATAATACTATTAAGCATTTACTAGAAAATCCACCCGAAAATAATAATGCTTTCTAATTTCAAAAGTTTCAAAAACTTTGAGTTTCCAAAAATTGGTTAACTTTACTTTCTAAAAAGTAAATGCCACTTTTTTATAAAATGCCCATTTATTAGGGTAAACCCTAGGTTTTTGTAAGTTAGCACTCACTTCGCAAAATTATGTTAGTTGGCACTCACTTCGCTAAACCATAAAAACAGCGCATGAGACACAATCCAACAATGCCCCTAGAATGCCATTAAAACCCGTTTTAAGCGCTTTTTTTGCCTGGTGCATAGCAACTATGCTTCAAATACTAAAAACCGATTCTAGAAGCTTTTTTGCCAGATCTGGGAAAGTTAGCGCTTACTTACAAAACACTCTCAAAAAAACCCTGGTTTTTAGGCCAGGGAATTTATAAGAAAGTTTTAAATGCTGTCAGTAAGAACCCAGCAGCTTTTTTCGTAAGCTTCAAAAACGTAAAATTTGTCGTTTATTTTATCAAATGATTTAATTAAAACCCCAGGTTCACCAGAGGGATAGGTGAATTTTTCCAGTATTTCACCCAGTTTTGCTGGGTCACAATCATAGGCAACAACATTGCCAATTTTCATGGTTTCACCTCTTGTTCTAATTCACACCAGTTTTCAATTGCCATTGTGCCAGTACATAAAGTTGAGCGAATGCAATCAAGGGCCATTTGAGCATGATATTTATTAAATTTGGGGCTTTCCAGGTAAGCTTCAAACGTGGTTAACGCTCCAAAAACTGAATTTATATCGTTTAAACCTTCGTAAACCATAAATTGATTGACCATTTTTGGGTGTTGTTTAGGTGTTTTGGGTTTTCTAGTTGTCATTTTTTGGCCTTTTAATGTAGTTCGTAAGAGATAACATTGCCCGTCCAGCATTCCCGACAATCCAAGCAAGCCCCATTTTGACTAGGCGCTTTGCAAGGTGAGCCTATAGGGGTTTTTGTGTGGACGTTTGATGCTGTTATGCCTGGCACGTTTTGCAAGCTTGCGGGTATTTGTACGGGCTTGTCTGGGTACATTGCCGACAAACGAACAACTAGGTTTTTGGGAATGCTGTTTTTTCCATGCTTTGCAACATAAGATTTTATAAGCCCGTATTCCCTTGTCGGTAACCAATGCATTGTGTTGGGTGTTGCCTGGCATACAGCAGCAATTTTCTCTAGGTGTTCAAGGTTTTGTAAATCACCGCTGTCGTGCCAGCGAAAAAATGCATCATTCCCAATGTGGGAAACCATGCCAGACACCCAGAATTCCCCATTAATGCTGTCTAGACGGGAAAATTGAGCGGGTTTAATGTTGTTCTCATACATTTTATAGAATCCCTTGTCGGCATAGCATTTTGAGCAAATTGAACCTGGCAATTGGGCCATTTTGAACCCTGTCACGCAAGCTTCTGTTGGCAAACTGTAGGATTTACATGGCATTTTGGACGTTGACGTAAGAGAGCCGCAAGCAATAGCAGCCTGGGTTTTTGTCATTGGGATAATTGGGATAATTTTCATATTGACACCTATTAAAAAAGAAAAATTAGACAAAAATTTGATTGTAAATTCCAGGGTATAGAACCTTTAAATAGTCTGCAGCCTTTTCAATTGCTTCGTCAATGTTGCGGCTTAAAATCATTTCAGGTATTCCCTGGTCAAACAATTGGATTGTTCCGTCTGTGTTTAGTCTTACTTGAACAATTCCCTCACCATCACAACAATAAGTTCCGATCTGGGGAATTTCATCATAGTTGCAGCCTGGCCAAAATTCCCAATTATCGAATTCTCTAGCGATAAAAAATTCTAGGGGCTTGCTTGCTGGTTTTGTAGAGTTGAAAACAGTACATTGCCCGTTTGTATACTCTTGAATCTTTTCACCTGTCACTATGTTGGCATACATAAAAACAAGGTTTGTGAAATTGTGGGGTTTGCGAACCCATGTGATTGTGTTCATGCTTTTCCCTTACTTTACTAAAACGTCAAAATAAGCCAGCATCAATGCCAGAGCGCCACAAAAAAGAACAATGCCAACAATTGCTTCAATAATTACAGTTTTCATTTTTAACACCTATTAAGAACCTAGGAACCGCCTAGTCGGTATCAAGATATTAACGTACGTCAACATAAAAAAGCATAGGGACATACCCTTAGAACCTCTGTTTTCAGTTTGATTTTGTAGCCACAATTGGAAAAGAAAAGAACAGGGAAACCCAATACAAGGGATTCTCTTTATGTAGGGGATGTAACAGGGATAAGGTAAGACTATACAAGGGATAGGACAAGGGACAGGGTATTAGTAGACCTAGACCTAGACAAACAATTAAGAACCCTGAGAACACCAGCATAACAACATCTATTGCGCCCATGAGACAAACTATGCAAAAAACGCATAACCTTTGCACTAAGGGTTTACCCTATGCTGTACGTATGCACAGATCTGTATGCCCATACAGTAGGGTTTACCCTATTAGGGTTTCTACCTAGGGGTTTACCCTTAAGGGTTAGTACGTAAGGGTAGGGTTTACCAGTAAGGGTTTACCCCCCCCCTTGAGTTAAAGTGAGGGGGCGCTGTGACAGGGGACATAAACACATATCAACATACCCTTCAATCAACAGACCCCCACCCACCCCCTATCAGGAAGAAAAGAACCCTCCAAAAATTTTTTTATAGTTTAGAATTTGTATCCATTAAATCAAGGAGAAGGTATGGCAGGATTCCCTATGCGTAGAGCGTTAGAAAGGAAGATAGAAGAGCTAGGAGGGATAGAGTTCGTTACTGCTCACATTAGCCAAGGAATGACCATTGGACGCTTGGCAGAGTTCATAGAGTGTTCTAGGCCCATGCTTTCTTTCTGGATAAACCATACTGATGAGCGTAGAGATGCGGTACTCGCTGCTCGTAAGCTAAAGGCTGAGAAACTGGCTGAAGAGGCTTTGGACATTGCTGACCAAGCAGATGAGACAAGCAATAGTGGAGTTAACAAAGCCAGACTCCAAGTTGATACTAGGAAGTGGATGGCCTCCAAGCTTGATCCTGAGAACTATGGAGATACTGCCAAAACCCAAGTCAATATCTCTTTGGGTGATCTACACCTCCAAGCCCTAAAGCACATGGGTAAGGCTGAAGTGATCGAAAACAATGGCTAATAACCCATTTATCCAGTTCATTACCCTATACAGAAAAGACCCTGTTCTATTCGTTAAAGAGGTTCTGGGAGTAGAGCCTGATGATTGGCAACAAGACTTTCTGAACGCTGTAGCCTCTGGTGAGCGAAAGATCTCTATTCGGTCTGGTCATGGGGTTGGAAAGTCAACTACCGCTTCTTGGGCAATGCTTTGGTTCTTGTTGACCAGGTATCCTGTAAAGGTCGTGGTTACTGCCCCTACTTCTGCCCAACTTTATGATGCTTTGTTTGCCGAGCTAAAGAGGTGGGTTAAAGAACTACCCCAACCTATCCAAGACTTACTTGATGTCAAACAAGAAAGAATCGAGCTAAAGGCTTCCGCTACCGAGGCATTTATCTCTGCAAGGACTTCTCGTGCTGAACAACCTGAAGCCCTACAAGGTGTCCACTCTGAGAACGTCATGTTGGTTGCGGATGAGGCTTCTGGTGTCCCAGAGGCAGTATTTGAGGCCGCTGCTGGTTCTATGTCAGGACATAACGCTCTGACCATCCTGCTCGGCAACCCTGTTAGGTCTTCTGGCTTCTTCTTTGACACACATAATCGTCTAAAAGATGAGTGGTGGACAAAGAGAGTATCTTGTATTGACTCTACTAGGGTGAGTAAAGAGTACGTAGAAGACATGAAATCCCGCTATGGCGAGGAAAGTAATGCTTACAGGATCAGGGTTCTGGGTGAGTTCCCTAGGAGCGATGATGACACCATCATTCCTATGGAGTTACTTGAGTCTGCTAAACACAGGGATACAAGAGCTTATGAAGACGCTCCGATCATTTGGGGATTGGATGTGGCTCGTTTTGGCTCCGATTCTTCAGTTCTATGTAAGCGTCAGTCTAATGTTGTACACACTCTTGAGAGGTGGAGGAACTTAGACCTGATGCAATTAACAGGTGCAGTAGTGGCTCAGTACGAAGCTTGTGACCACAAGAGCCGTCCAGCAGAGATTCTGGTTGACTCTATTGGCCTAGGAGCAGGTGTTGTTGACAGACTCAGAGAACTAAAACTCCCCTGTCGGGGAATTAACGTATCCGAAAGCCCCGCTATGGGTGGTACGTATCTGAACCTGAGAGCAGAACTCTGGCACAAAACCAAGGCTTGGCTAGAGAAGAGGGACTGCAAGATACCCAATAACGAAGATTTCATTGCTGAACTGGCAACAGTTAGGTACACCTTTACTTCCAACGGCAAGATAAAGATTGAATCTAAGGATGACATTAGACGTAGGGGATTGAAATCTCCTGACATGGCTGACGCATTTGTCTTGACATTTGCCTCCGATGCCGCCACCATCTCTTGGGGGTCTAATCTTTCTTGGGGTAAACCGATTAAAAGGTTGATTCGAGGATTGGTCTGATTGCCGTTGCCATTTTAGAGCTACCTTAAACCAGTGGCTCTTTTTTTATGCGTCTTTCCAATTTCTATTGCTTGTAATTGCATATATTGCTTGAACTGTTACGCCAAATGCTTCTGATAGCAATTTGTGAGTTATGCCATTTGCATATAAATGTTTAATTGCTTTTGCTCCGCTTTCGTTAATTATTGATCTTCCATTGTTTGAACCTTTGTAGATGCCATGCTTAACAGAATCTGCAACATTTTGAGAATTTGTGCCGTAAGCAAGATTTTCAACTTTGTTGTTATATCTATTGCCATCAAGATGGCGAACAACTAACCCGTCTGGGCGAGGCTGAATAAATACATGAGCAACCAAGGTATGAATGTAAAAAGACTTTTGAGGCTTACCATCTATTGACTTTACTGATACACTAAGGTAATGTGTTTTATCATTAAGTTTTCTATAGAATCTGCCATCTTTACGAAGTGCCGCAAATCTACCTTGATTACTAATTTCGTATAATCCTTCATAATTCGGTACGGGCATCCAAATTTCAGGAGAATTTTCCATGATGAGTCCTAAGCAAAAAGAGAAAGTAGCTAAAGTATATCAGGAATATAAGGATAAGTCTTTGCATTCTGGCAAGGGCGGTCCTGTTGTTAAGAACCCCAAGCAAGCAATTGCCATTGCATTATCTGAAGCCAAGCGGATGAAAAAGAAATGATTAAGCGTGGATCAGAAGAATTCTCTGGCTATAACAAGCCAAAGAAAACTCCTGGTCATCCCGAAAAAAGCCATGCAGTGTTGGCTAAGTCTGGTGACACAGTGAAGTTAATTCGCTTTGGTCAACAAGGTGTTTCTGGTAGTCCCGATGGATCTAAAAGAAACGAAGCATTTAAAGCCCGTCATGCTCAGAATATTGCCAAAGGCAAAATGAGTGCAGCGTTCTGGGCAAACAAGGTTAAATGGTAACTATGAACTGCCCAACCGCAACCTATGACATTAAGTTCAACTTAAAGAATCGCAATTGGGCGATTAAGAATGTTGACTATGGTCCTGCCAACCCAGAAGAAGATAACGAAGAGTACTGGCAGAACCTTGCTGATATGTGGACAGTATCTATTGATGAGGTTCAAGAGATGCGATGCGGTAACTGTGCCGCCTTTATCCAGACACCTGAGATGCTTGACTGCATTCTGAAAGGTATTGATGAAGAAACTGATGGCTTTGCTAAAGATGTCCAAGGTGCGGCAAATCTTGGTTATTGCGAGTTGTTTGACTTTAAGTGCGCTGGCGCACGTACTTGTTCAGCATGGCTATCTGGTGGCCCTATCACCAAGAAGATGACCAAGAATCAGCAGAATATGTTGATGATGGCTAAGACCGAATACGATATGGAAGATGAGGAAGACTAAATGGATTTCTTTACTGCACTAATGCAATCGTTTCTGCCATCTGCTGAAGCTGGTATGTCCGAAGCAGTAGCTTCTGGTGGCATGGCTCCTCCTTCTGCTATGGAAAGTTTAGGAGGCGCTATTGGTGGAATGGGCAACCAAGCTATTGCTCCCACTATGCAAGCTTACAACACCTTTACAAATCCAAATGCTACTTCTGGCGATATGTTGGCGGGTGCATATAAGTATGCTTTCAATCCAAAGACTCAAGAAGATGAAATGATGTCTGCACCACAGATGCGTATGGGCGGTGGCGGTATGGCTAACAACTTTGTTGGTGGCATCCCATCACTACTCCAAGGTTATGGTGGCGCATCACAGGGACTTCTCCCCTACATTGGTGGACGATAAGGAATTAAAATGATTAATGAAAACCCAATGCTGATGGCAGAAACCATGCAAGGCGAGATGCAGGGCAATGAGGTAATGACTGAAGAGGAGCTTCAGGGTGTTATCTCTGCTGAAATTACTGATGCTATTTCTTTCATTGATGATGACATTGGTGGAAATCGTGCATTAGCAACTGAATACTATTATGGTCAGCCATTTGGCGATGAAGAAGAAGGCCGATCACAAGTAGTATCAATGGATGTGCGTGATACTGTTCAAGGTATTTTGCCTAGTTTGATGCGTATCTTTTTTGGTCCAGAGCGTGTGGTTGAGTTTGCCCCCAATGGTCCTGAAGATGTCCAAGCCGCAGAGCAAGCTACAGACTATGTAGACTTTATTTTCAAGCGTGATAACCCAGGCTTTAAGATTTTGCACTCGGCATTTAAAGATGCTTTGGTACGCAAATGCGGTATTGTTAAGTACTGGTGGGATGAGTCTGTAGAAGTTAAAGCAGAGTCTTTCTCTATGCTTGATGAGCAGACAATGATGTTTTTGACTCAAGACCCAGACATTGAGATTTCTGCGGTACGTGAGTATCCAATTCCTGGCATGGCAGAGCAGAATCTTGCCCAAGGTATTATGACTCCACCACCCATGATGTACGATGTGGAGATCAAGCGCAGAATTAAATCAGGCAAGGTAAAGATTGAGGCATTGCCGCCTGAAGAGTTCTTGATTGACCGAAGAGCTAAGTCTATTGATGAAGCTATCTTTGTTGGTCACAGAACCATGAAGACAGTATCAGATCTTGTTGCGATGGGATATGACTATGATGAAATGGTTGAAGCCGCTGGCAATGGAAATGACTTTGATGATAACCAAGAGTATCAAGCCCGTAATCCTTTTGCCGTTATCAGTACTTCAAATAATGGTGATCCATCTAGCAAGAGTGTTCTCTACATTGAAGGCTACTTAAAGGTAGACTTTGATGGCGATGGCATTGCTGAGATGCGTAGGATCTGCACAGTAGGCGCAAGCAATAAAGTTATCCGCAATGAAATTGTTGATGACCGACAGTTTGCAGACTTCTGCCCAGATCCAGAACCCCATACCTTTTTTGGTATGTGTCCCGCAGACGTAGTAATGGATATTCAGCGCATCAAGTCTAATGTCCAACGTGGCATCCTAGATTCTTTGGCTCAGTCCATCCACCCTCGTACAGCCATCGTAGAGGGACAAGCCAACATGGAAGATGTCCTTAATACAGAAGTTGGTGCTGTTATTCGCATGAGAGCGCCAGGCATGGTTCAGCCGTTTACAACTCCATTTGTTGGGCAAGCCGCATTCCCAATGCTTGACTACTTGGATGACATTAAACAGACCCGTACAGGCATTTCTAAGGCCGCAGCAGGGCTAGATGCAGACGCATTGCAAAGCACTACCAAAGCCGCAGTATCGGCTACTGTTAATGCCGCCCATCAGCATATTGAGATGATTGCTCGTATCTTTGCTGAAACAGGTCTACGCAAGTTATTTACTGGTGTCCTGAAGTTGGTCATTGAGAATCAAGATAAAGAGCGTATGGTTCGTTTGCGTAATACATTCGTACCTATGAACCCCCAATCTTGGGATGCCAATATGGATGTCATTGTTAATGTTGGTGTTGGCGATGGCACTATTGAAGACAGAATTAATATCCTGAATCAAGTTGCTTTGCGTCAGGAAATGTTGATTAAAGAAACTGGCGTTAATAATCCTGTTGTTTCTTTGCCACAATATACAAACACATTAACTAAGATGCTTCAGTTGGCGGGTATTAAAGATTCTCAGAATTACTTTAACCAGTTGCCTGTGGACTTCCAATTGCCAGAGCCACCTCCTCCAAAGCCAACTCCAGAGGAGATATTGGCTCAAGTACAGGCTCAATCTATTCAAGCAGATATTGAAAAGAAAGCGGCTGAATTGGATTTAGAGCGCCAAAAAATGATTATGTCTGATGATCGTGAGCGAGATCGTATTGAACAAGATGGTATTTTGCGTAGATATGAGCTAGAATTGAAATATGGTGTACAAATTCAAAGTGCGGAAATAGAAGCCGCAATGAATAAAGACCGAGAATTAATCCGACAACAAGCTGCAATGAGTCAACAAGTGCCTCAACAGCCCCAACCGATGATGTAAATGGATGATCTAGAAATTAACCTCGCAAGAGGAGACAGAGCTAAGTTACTTCTTGAGGATGAACTTCTCAATGAAATGCTTAAACGAATTGAAGACGATTGTTATCGTGAGATTCGTTCTTCCAAACTAATGGAAGGACCAGTTAGAGAGCAAGCTTACTTGCTTCTGACAACAGTTGATATTCTAAGATTGAAACTTAGATCTGTTATGGATACAGGCAAGATGGCAGAAGTTGCCCTTGTACGTAGACGGGGTAGACCCCCAAACAAATGATTGTTAAACTAAGAGGTAAATATGTCCGATAACGCAAACGCAGTCGGTTCGATTACAGTTAATCAAGCAGCGCAAAGCTTTGCTTCCATGCTAGACACTCTAGAGGGTGTTGACACTGGTGCAGAGGCGCAACCAGAGGAGGGGCAACCTGAACCTGAGTCTGAGGAAGTGGAATCTGCGGAATTGCAAGAAGAAGCAGAGGAATCTACCGAGGAAGTAGAAGGCGAAGAAGAGGAAGGCGAAGAAGAAGCTCCTAGGGATGAGAAGTTTGTTGTCAAAGTTGATGGCAAAGAAATCGAAGTCCCAAAGGATGAACTTATCCGAGGCTACCAACGTGAAGCTGACTACACACGGAAAACGCAGAAACTGGCAGAAGAGCGCAAATTAGTCGAGTCTGAGTTTCAGCAAGTACGTGGAGAGCGTGAACAATACTCTCAGATATTAGGACAATTACAGCAGAAACTGCAAGAGCTTCAGCCGCAAGAGCCTGATTGGAATCGTTTAGAAGTTGAAGACCCAACTGAGTATGCCCGTCAATGGACATCACATCAGCGTAGGCAACAACAAGTATATGCGGTACAAGCAGAGCAAGAGCGTTTGAATCAAATGCGTCAAGCTGAACTGCAAAAGTCTATGCAACAAATCATGGCTACCGAGGTGTCTCGGTTGAAAGAGAAAATTCCCGAGTGGAGTTCTCCTGAAAAAGCTAGGACAGAAGGCAAGGCTTTGTTGGAGTATGGTCAAAATCTAGGCTTTTCTGAACAGGAATTGAATACGATTACAGATTCACGGGCATTACTTGCGCTTCACAAAGCGTGGAAGTATGACCAGATGATGAGTAAGCGTCCTGAGTTCCAAGCAAAAATCAAGAAAGCACCCAAGATGGTCACTCCTGGTTCAGCAGGTAGCGTGAGTTCTAAGTCGAGTGATTTAAATAACGCAAAAAAGCGTCTTGCACAAACTGGAAGCGTCAGAGATGCCGCATCCCTTTTCGAGAAATTTATTTAAGGACCTATCATGGCTGCTATTACAAACACCTACACCCGCTTTGACGCAAAGGGTGTACGGGAAGATCTTTCAAACGTCATTTATCAGATCTCTCCAGAAGAGACTCCATTCATGTCTAATGTTGGTCGTGAGAACGTCACCAACACATTCTTTGAATGGCAGACTGATGATTTGGCTGCTGCAATCACAACTAATGCACAGATCGAGGGCGATGACATCACCTCTTTCACAGCAGTTACAGCTACAGTTCGTTTGGGCAACTACACCCAG